AAATGATAAGTAGGATATACCGTATCTTATTAGGTGAGGAAGACTTACCCACTTCAGAAAGAAGTGTATTTTACAATAACAAATCATATACAGATAAAGTTTACAACAAAGCTATAGATGATATGATAAAAGACAAAGATAGATAATGAAAACTCCATTTACACTAAGATCAGGTAACAAACCTTCAATAGCTAAATTATCTGGTGTTTCTGCTTTAAAAGAAAAAACACAAGAGCAAATGCTTATAGAATCAGCTGGTGATATGTATAAATCTGAAAAAGAAGCTGATAAAAAAGGTGGCGTTACAGAAGCTATGATAGAAGCAATGGCTGAACAAATGAAAAATAAAGAAGAAGAAAATAAAGAAAAGAAGAAGAAAATAAAAAATAATAATGGGATTTAAACTAGGTAGACATAAAGGTAATTACGCTGTAGGAGGCGAAATAAAAACTAAACTTCGTTTTGGTAAACAAGCTGGAGATAGTGATATATCTATACCTGGTGTACCTATTATAAGAAAAGACCTAGGTCAAGGTATTTTAGGAGAAGCTAATATGGATGGTAGTATATACATTAGCGATAAAATACAACCTGGTAGTCACGAAGAAACACAAGTTATAAACCATGAAATGAGACACGCTACTGATATGCGCATAGGTAAACTAGCTTATGGAGATAACTTTGTAAAGTATAACGGTGTAACTTATCCAAGAAGAACTATAAACGGTAAAGATATGATTATAGTAGATGGTGTAGCTAAAGAAGCTGGAGACGGAGACTTTCCTTGGGAAAAAGACGCTAATAATGGAAACTCACATGCAAATATTTAAAGATAACAACGACTGGAACGAGAAATCTATTATAGGTTTTATTGCATTTGCAATAATGTGTGTAATTATGATAGCAGATCTTGTTACAGGTTACATAGGTAAAGACTTAATAATTAACGAATTTGTATACGATTCATTTGTATTTGTAGTACTTGGTTGCTTTGGTATAAGTGGATTAGAAAAATTTGCAAAAAAATAATATGGCAATATTAACAACTATAAATGGAATACCACTATATGATAGTCCTCAAGAAGCTTTAGCTTGGGGATCTCAATATAATTTACAAGGTTTTCATACGCATGTATATCAGGGCGTAGTAGGTTATATGGCTGGTATAAACCATAATAACGCGGTAACAGGTTCAGGCCAAATCACAAGTTCTAATGGAGGAAGTAGTTATAGTAGCGGTGGAAGTAGTAGCGGTGGAAGTTCAGGTGGTGGAGGCGGTGGATATTAATAAAATTAAATTATGTTAGGAAAATTATTATCAGGAGGTGCTGCAGATTTAGTTAAAAACGTAGGTGGTGTTATAGACGGTTTACACACATCTCAAGAAGAAAAACTAGAAGCAGAAAGAAAAATAAAAGAATTAATTGCTAACTACGAGGTTGAAATGGAAAAAAACATTACAGCTCGTTGGGAAGCAGATTTAAAATCAGACTCTTGGCTTAGTAAAAATGTTAGGCCAATGGTATTAATATTTTTAATAGTATGCACCATGCTATTAATATTTATAGACGCTGGTGCATTGAAGTTTGAAGTTAAGTCATCTTGGGTTGATTTACTTCAATTAGTATTAATAACTGTGATCGGCGCTTACTTTGGTGGTCGATCATTTGAAAAAGTAAAAAAATAAATTATGGGAATAAATTCAACAGAAGTGGCTTATAGCTTTGGACAGCTAGGTAGCGCTTACACTACTGCTAGTAGTGATGCAATAACTCCACCAACAAATAAGGTATTTGTAGCTATAACAATGTTAGCTGATACTGTTTTTGATAGTAGTGGTGGTTTAGTAGCAGAAAGAACACTTGTTATTAGCACTACTGACGCAACTGCTACCTCAACTCAAACAGGTGATATATACATAGGCACTGAACAACCAGCTAATGATTTAGCAACAGCAACTACAGACGAAGGTACTGGAGGTCAAGTTGTAGACTCAGTTACTTTTCCTAAAGGAGTTACTATATATGGTCGTTGGAGTGAAATTGATGTAAGTTCAGGTTCTATTATAGCTTATATAGGAGACTAATGTTAAGTATAGGATCAGGTATTGCACCAACAATAACAGATATGCATAATCAAACTTTTTATAGGTTTGATGGCTCAGATCAAAAAATAACAGCACACGCAAATACATTAACTGCTTTAGCTAATCGTGTTAACGATACTACTTGTGAGTTTACTTTTTCTGTATGGGTTAAACTTGATACCGTTACCGCTTCTAAGCATTTATTAAAATTTTCAGCTAGTGCTAACAATTTAATTCAAATGTTTTATCACAACGCAGATCAAGAGTTTAGATTTGCTGCTAAATTTGGTGGTACTAATAAAGTTGCTAAAAGTGGTGATGATGGACTTTGGGAAGCAGGTCAAGATAATCATGGTTGGGTTCATTTAGTTGGTACAGTTGGTTACACTAGTCAAAGAGTAATTTTATATGTTAACGGATCAGTTGTAAACGCTAGTGAAAATAACGTAGCACAAACCGCTACTATTAATGAAACTTTTGATACTCTTGAAATACTACAACAAAGTAGTACAAATTATTGGGATGGTGATATAGATCAATTAGTTATGTACGGTAGAGTACTTTCAAGTTCAGAAGTAACAACAATATACAATGCTGGTGTAGGTGGTTTAGATTTATCAAATAGTACACACGTTAGTAATACCAATTTAATAATGTATCATAGGTTTGAAGAAAAATCAGGTTTTGTTTGTATAAACGAAGCAGGTGATGATTCTACTTATGTAAACGCACCTACAGTAGTTGAACATAACGGAGCATTTAGTTAATATGAAAAAATACGTAATAATAAATACAAGTGAGCTTTCAAGCGTTGATTATAGCTTAGTAGAGCAAGATTCTGAAAATACAGTTAGAAGATCTTTAGATGGATCTTTAGCTTTAGTATCTTTTTTTGGTAATACACCTAGTTTTTTAAATGGCAAAACAGAGTATAACAAAGAAGGTATAAATAATATAATAACAAGTACAGACTGGGAATTAGAAGTTGAATAATAAATAATTAAATTAAATTAAATAAAATGGGAAAAAAAGAAAAAGTCGTAGACTTAAAACCAAAAGCAGAAAAAATTACTGATGAACAATTAAAAAAAGTTCAAGAAACAGTAAATGGTATAAATAGAGCACAATTAGAAATTGGTTCTATAGAAGTTAGAAAACACGAAATGATGCATCAAATAGCGGGCTTAAGAGACAATTTAACTTTGTTGCAAGGTGAATTTGAAAAAGATTATGGCACATATGATATAGACATAAGCACTGGTATTATAAATTATCCAAAAGAAAATGGCAAAGTTAATAAGAAAGATTAGTGTAGGTAAAGACTACAAGAACGATGCCATGCATTATTCTGTTGGTCAAGAAGTTTATGGAGGTCATACTATTTGTGATATATTAGAAGAAAAAGATAAATATTCTATTTATATTAGAAAAAACAAAGATGTGTTACCTTGGAAAGACTTTAATAAAAACATGGCTGTATCTGTAGAATATAATTTAGAATACTAATGAAAAGTGTTTACAACTTTGTTGTAACACCAAATGGAAAAAGATATAATAACAATAAAAAAATTGGTGATTCAGAATTAATACTTAATACTGAAATATACAATCATCAGTATGTAAATAGAAAAGCAGTTGTTGTTTCAACTCCTATAATTGGTGATACAAATATAAAAATTGGAGATACTGTTATAGTACATCATAATGTGTTTAGAAGATGGCATGATGTTAAAGGTAGAGAAAAAAATAGTAAAAGTTTTTTTAATGAATCTACTTATCTTATAAACTATGATCAAATTTTTTTATATAAAAGAAATAACAAGTGGAAAGCGCCAAAAGGCTATTGTTTTGTAAAACCTTTAAAAGCTATAGATAAATTTAATATTGAACAAGAAAAACCATTGCAAGGTATTGTTAAGTATTCAGACGGTAGTGTTAATGTCAATGATCTAATAGGTTTTACACCAAATAGCGAATATGAGTTTATAGTTGATGGCGAAAGACTATATAGAGTTTTATCTAAATTTATTACAATTAAATATGAGTATCAAGGAAACGAAGAAGAATATAATCCGAGCTGGGCGTAAAGCTGTAGAAGAGTTAATTAAAGTAGCTGAAGAAAAAATTATAACTAATACAGAAGATGATGTTAGTGCTGATAGATTAAAGAATGCAGCAGCTACTAAAAAGCTAGCTATATTTGATGCGTTTGAAATACTTAATAGAATCCAAGAAGAAGAAAATATACTTGAAGGTAAATCTTCTGAAGATAAAAAAACGAAAGTTTTTAAAGGATTTGCAGAAGGAAGATCAAAATAATGTACGAGCAAACTTTAGTTAAAATAATAGAACCTATTAAAAAGACTACTATTAGTAGACTTAATAAATCTAAAAAATGGAAATATGGATATGATAAAGAACATGACATCGTGGTTATCTCTAAAACTGGGCAAATTGGTGAAGTGGTTGAAATACAAAATTTGCGTATCGCACTGCCAAAACGACCAGTGCAAGTGTATACACATGAGCTAAATAAGTGGGCCAAACAAGAATACCCTAAAGAACTAAGCAGGTTAAAAAATATATTTGATTGGAGAAATTATCCTGAAGAATCAAAAGAACAATGGTTTGATTATATAGACGAAGAGTTTAAAAGAAGAGACGAAGGCTTTTGGTTTATGAATAATAAAAAACCAACTTACATAACAGGTACTCACTACATGTATTTACAATGGAGTAAAATAGATGTAGGTGCACCTGACTTTAGAGAAGCAAACAGATTATTTTATATATTCTGGGAAGCTTGTAAAGCTGATAAAAGATGTTATGGCATGTGTTATCTAAAGAACAGACGTTCAGGCTTTTCATTCATGTCATCTGCAGAAACAGTTAATTTAGCTACTATATCGAGTGATAGTAGATATGGTATACTTTCTAAAACAGGCGCAGATGCTAAAAAAATGTTTACTGACAAAGTTGTGCCTATTAGTATTAATTACCCGTTTTTCTTTAAACCAATACAAGACGGTATGGATAGGCCAAAATCAGAGCTTGCTTATAGAGTACCGGCTAGTAAGTTTACAAGAAAAAAAATAATAGCTAACGAACAAATAGAAGATATACAAGGTTTAGACACTACTATTGATTGGAAGAACACTGGTGACAATAGT